GCTCAACACGCTCCAAACGAAGCCAGAAATTATCCCCGACAGCGGAGGACTGGGCAGGCCCGCCCTGAACCCAACCTAAATCCGACGTCTCAAAATAACTTTCAATGGCGTTTGACTCAGTCGCCACAACCTCATCTGTACCAATTTCGTGCTGCCATAACGTGATTAAATCAGCCACGGTGTTAAAGGTTGCCGTCTCAATTGTTGTGGCTGTAGCAACTTTTGACAGGGTGACAGTCAAACCAGCAAAGGAAAGCGCCCCAGATACAGTCGCGCTATTCACAACCGACAAGGTGATTGTTGTCCCCGCAATAACTGTAACCACAGCCCCAACCCCTATGCCAGTACCCGTCACCGCCTGATTGCGCAAAATGCCTGTAGCACTGCTAACGACGATTGTGCTTGCTCCAGACACTCCTGACACGGCTGTAGGCGCGGCCAAAGTGGCAACGATTGCGGTTATAACGCTGTTAGTCGGCAAACTAGCCGAAATAACTAACTGACCAACAGCAACCAAATTATTAGGGGCGATTGTAATGTTCGCGCTGGCATTGGTTGTCGCAATAGATGCAGAGAAGAGTACATCTTGCGTAGTCTTGGTCGTGCCTGCATTGATTGGGTAATGGAAAACCTGAGAGAAGTAACCGGCAGATCTGCTCGCGCCCAAGGCTTCACCAGCGTCGTACCAAACATTTTCTCGCACGTTGTAAATTATTGCGTCGTTGCATTCCTCAGAATCGCCTGATGGGAAAAACCACCAAATTTCTCCAAAGCGAGGAACCTTGGTTGCATATACTTTTTGACGTTGTGCGTAATTCAAATTGTCAAAGAAATAATTCTGATTGAACGTGTTTTGAATTTCTTTGACCGTGCCGTTGTAAAGCAAAAACCTATCCGATCCGCACCAGTAATAAACGCCGTCGTACTCAATCACGGACTGGCTGGAAAGGATCGAAGACTGGCTAGAAACAATGTCATAGCGCCAGTAGAAAGTTGACGAGGTTGCGCCAACCGTAATAGTGGTTGGGCTATAGGACACGCGGATCAAAGAATCCAATGCCCAGAACAAACCGGACGGCGCGTTTGACCCACCACGCACAGGAAGACCTTTGACGATTTTTGTGGATGCTACGTTGGTCTCGTTGGAGTCCGCCCCGTTCCAGTCGTAGGGATCCCCCGCCACGCAGTTTTTGATCAGGCCATTGTCCCCGTACACAAAGATGTACGGATGGAGGACAACCACGCCACCGGAAACCTCAATAATGTCCCCGGTCGGAGTTGTCCCAGTAGAGTCTACAAGCGGGGACAGAGTAAGCCCCGCAATGGAGCCTGCCAACACTGGCGACACGGCTGTTGAGTCAATCTGGGTTAAATTAAGACCCGCGTGCGCTACTAACAATTGATTGCCAGAACCCTGCGAGTCATAACTTGAATCAAACTGCCACAGGTTCAAATCGTTTGATGTGAAGGTAGTGATCGTAGCGACAACAATAGAAAACCCAGAGCCTGAACCACCAAGGTTGGTGTTTGAGGCGCTCAATGAGTTCCCAACAACGTAATTGTTACCGTAACTAGTAATGGTAACAACGGTGACTGCACCACCAGAAACTGTGATGCTGGCTTTTGCGCCTGATCCTGCTCCGCCCGTCAAAGGAACAAGCGTATACGAACCGTTGACATATCCAGAGCCACCAACAAGCGTGTTTAGCGTTAAGAGTCTGCCTGTAAATGTGAATTGATTTATCCCAGACCCAATGCCGTCGTTGTCAATGTTGACGACTTCTAAACCTGCGTTGTAACCGTTAAAAACCTGATTGTTCCCGTCAACGGAATTGACATACATCCCGCGAGAGTACCCATGAGCATTTTCGACTATGGCCCTGTAACCACCAATCTTGCGGGGGCGACCTCTTTGGAAACGAACCCACAGACCGTCGTTGTAGCAGTTGGCATCGAAAACGGTTCCGTCCCGTTGAATTCCGGGTTGAGTGTCCAGCGAGAAGACTTTTTTGGTCAAAATGTGCCCCCAAGCACGCCGCCACTAAAAGTTCCAGTCCCAACAATTGCAATACCTGTGGCAGAAACTGTTGATCTCAAAACGCCAAGAATTGCCGTATTGAATTCACCCGAAGCGGCGCGATAAATACCCGTTGTTGTTTCTGAAGCAAAATTCAATGACGGTGCGCCAACGGATCCATTAATCAAGCTGATTGAAGACGACCCAGCAAGGATGGTGTTTGCGTTGTACAGGTTGACTGAGTCGCAAACCAGCGTTGCTTGGGTGCCCACAGTCAAAACCGCCGTAGCACCAGACCCCGTAGAAATGGTGACTGTAAATGCATTGGTTGTTTCATTCAAGATGTAATACACCTGCACCGTGGAAGGAACAATTATTGTTACGTTTCCCGTCAATGCTCCCGTGTACTTTTGGATTACGTTAGAAGCCTCTGAAGCGGTTAAGGTGTAAGTCCCAGTCAAAACTGCTTTGGATAATTGGGTAAACGCAAACTGCGTAGACTTACCCAAGCCAACGGTGTAGAAGGTCGAGCCACTGCACACAATAATGCAAGAGTCTGTCGGCTGAAGAATAATTGAGGAAGATCCGTTAATCGTGTCTCCGCCAGAACCTGAAGCAGTCAACGCGCCAGTTCCGCTGTTACGCAAGAACATAAACCAGTTATTGCCTAATGTAGAGGCGGCGGTCAGGGTCAGGGTGCCAGCGCCGCCAGTCCAAACATAAGTGTTGGATCGGTCAGTGGTCAGTGCGGTGTAATTAGAGGAGAAGGTTGTAACAGGCTGAGACTGGTTCAGCGTCTGACCAATTGCAAGCAGGCCGTACCCGGCAAGGGTCGCGGCATCAGCGCCAGAGGAGCCAATACCGTAAGCAATGATGCCCCAAGTACCTGCGGTGGTAGCATTTGTGGTGATGTAGATGTACTGCGCCTGACCAGCGGCAACAGTGACAATTGTGTTTGCGCCTGTGTAGTCTTTGACCGTCACAGAGACAGAGCCGACGTTGCGAATCAGGGCATCCTGACCTACCGACGCTTGGTTGGCAGGCGGCATCCACAACTCGTTTGCCGTGGAGGCTGTTGACACCTCCATAATGCGGGCGGCGGCGTCGTCAGCAGTTGTGCCGTTGATAGGCCAAGTCAACTGCAAGTCCGTTGTCAGCGTAATTCGGCTGTATGAAACATCCGTTGGCTGGATGACGTTACCGGTGAAGGGCGAGTTGTAACTCATGGTCAAGTATCCAATTATGTGTCGAGAACCGTCGATTGACGGTCACCGATTCTTTGCAAATCCTCAGCCTTTAGCGTCTGGATTATTTGGTCATAGTTCTGTTGCCACATAGGCATACGATCATCATTCTTGAGGAACGGCATGGCCTGCAACAGCGACCCGTAGAGCAACGCCTGAGGGGCGTAGATGGTGAACCAGTTGGTCTGGTTAGAAGAGTCAAGCGGTTGGATCCGCTCGTAATACAGAACCTCAAATTCATAGGCTACGGCTGGGGAGGGCGCAACAAGCCAGTGGGTATAGTCGTAGTCGCCGTAATAGGCAGGCACGCCAGTCACCGTTGCGTCTGGGTTGTACCCACGCAGGTACTCATACTTGCGAAGCAATACAGGCTGTTTCTCGCCCGATACGGTGACATTCATGGAGACCGTCTTGTGCCAGCGGGCGGGCTTGTCAATGATCGGCTGACCTATCACCATTGTGCTGGTGTTCACAGTCATGTTGCCCAAGAACTTAATCTGGGAAGCAATAATTTGCTCCGCCAGCATAATGAAAAGAGGTATTTTTTCAATGGTTGCGTCGTCAGAGCGCTCCAGATATGACTGGATATTCTCGACTAAAGAATCATAGGTCATTACAGAGGCAGTGGTCATGAAAATTCCCTAGTCCCAGTTTTATCAATAATCAAAGCCATCTTGCGGGGTGCCGCAGTCAGCAGGGGGATGCTCAGATGCGTCCAGCTATCCATTTCGCGGATAAGCTGGTCATAGGCCAGCCCAGAGGCCCGCACCGCCCTCACCACAGCGTCAGGACTCATCCCCGGCACTCGGATGTCAGCCGCGCAGCCAACGCGATGCTGGCTGCTCTCGCGGCTTCCACAGGCTGCATTAACTGCGGCTGACCGATATCCAGACGTAATCATCACCATTTTATCGCCCAGAACCTCCCTGACCCGCTCCAGAAACTCCGCCAGCCTTTGCAGGTTGGCTAATGCGTCTGCGTCTGGAGTGTTGTCGAGTGTCCGGTGGTCGGTACGGGTTAGTTCAGCAAGGGTGAAATGAGGGGTCACTTGTTACCCGGATCTGCCCGTCCAGCCGCACCCAGACCCAGTGCAGCCGCCAGACCCTGCACAAGCATTTGATACTGCGGGGGAACCATCGGGATGCCAATGGCAAACAGAATCCCCAGACCAGCAAGCGTCGAGGGTTCGCCAAACCGTTTCCTGAGAAAGCCCATAATAGTCTCCTAGAAGTTTCCGCCTACGGGGTTTAACACTCCAACCGGAGCATCGGTAATGATTGTCGATCCCGGCTTGATATGTCCATTTGTAAAGGGCGATTCGTTGATCGGGCCGTAGCAAGAGGCAAGCTGCGCCCCGTTGACCAGTTTGGTTTGCTTGACGCAAATGAAACTCCACATATTGCTCATGCCAGAATCTTTGCCAAGTATGAAGGATCTCTTCACAAGTGGCGCAACCGCCCAGCTAGGTGCTTGTGGCGCTTCGCTGACGGTAGAAAACAGGCTCCAAACTTTGCCGGGAGGAGCATCACATGAGTTATTCATCAGCGCACCGTTAGCTACGCTGCGGCCCGTAAGAACAGGGCAGACTGCCATCCCCTCTTGAAACACTTTGCCCTTCACCGTTATCGTCTTGCCAGTAGGTGTGGAGCCAGACGCAGCGCAGAGCGCATATTCGCCATTACAGATCATCAGTTCTGTAGCAAACACGTTGGCTGGCAGCAGCAAGAGGAGAAGCAGCTTTTTCATGGTTAAACCTTCAAGACAAGATGAATGAGCAAGGCAATGATGAACCCCGCAACGGTAAAGCCAATATGCTCAATCCGTTTCAAACGGGCGTTGATAGTGTCGTAGCGCAACTCGCACACCGCCTCATGCGAGGTCAGGCGAACGTCAAGTTCGTTGGTGGTAGCCATCACTCTTCTTTGACTACGGGTTTGGACAACTCTTCAATCCTGCGCCCAGCCGCAGCCAGCAGCGCACGGAGATGCACGACCTCGTTTAATGCTGTGTCCCGCTGCATCTGTACGGCTTGCACAATGTCCTGCGGCTCGGTTTTCAGTTCTTCGCTCACGTTGTTTCCTTATTGGGTTTATTAACAGGACTGCTCAAACTGAGTAACCGCTACGTTGTAAGTGCCAGAGGCCATCGCCAACTGAAAGGAGGAACCAGACATACTGTATGTCCTAGCGGCAGGGGAGCCTTTGGCGATAGACGAGATGGTTGAGGTAGCCGCCCCCGCAACAGCCGCAACGATGTCAACAAAAGAGTTTCCCGCCCCCCCGGTGTTGTACCCGTTCACTATGTACAGGGCGACAGTTGCACCTACAGAACCGCCGGTTGTAAGGTTACTGAGAGTGGTTGCACCAGAGACTGAGATGCGGGCCGTAGACGATGCGTTTCCACGGGGGCCGAAGGTAATAACTCCGGGGACAGATATTCCATCAGCCCCAATAGAGCACACATCTACGTTATTGACCCGCCCAAGAATTGCACTACCAGTCGGTACGTTGAGGAACAGATCTCCAGCTACACCCCCGCGTACCCCTGAGAAACCTTCTGCGGTGTAAACCTCATTAAAGGTTATTACGCTATAAGTCGTATTGTTACTGATTTGCCCTAAACCAATGTAGTTGGTCATTGGCGTACCACCACCAATCTTTATCTTCGTATTATTTAATAACTGAAGAGTGCCACCAGCTTCTTCCGTTTGCATTGTGATATCTGGCGTGTCCGCTCCCGCAAAACCAAAGTAGCCCTTGCGCGTAGTACCGTTTGCCCGATACCAAGACTGATATGTCGCATCGCCCCTTGTGCCGCTGGCGGACGCAACGATCTTGAGCATATTGCCAGCGGATGTTCCGGTGATGGTTATGGGCGCGTTAACCGTCAATGCAGACGTTTCAATCGTAAGCGGCACAAATGCTGAAGTAGTGCGGTTATAGCTGAAAATATTCCCCGCATAGATCTCAACCCCAGAACCTGTTGACCCGGCTGGCGCTCCAGAGGTTGTACTCTGAAACCGCGCTACCGTAGTTCCTGAGTTTATTAGCCCTGCGGCAAAAGATGCCGTGCCGGTGACGGAAAGGCTCCCATCCTCAAGTAACGTCATTAAAGTTGTGCCACCAGATGCCGCAGCAGTATTTGTCCCAAAAACAAACGATTGTCCTGTAAGCGTGTTCGTGCTGTCTATGTTGAACCGCATACTGTTGCCGGTGTTCAATATTCCGTTTGTTACGCCGTAAGTTCCAAGTAATACCGCCCCACTCGCATTGATCGCCGCCATCGTAGCGGTGCCGGTCACACCTAAAGGGCCGGGTACAGCAAATGCGCCAGTGGATGGATTAAATGTAAGTCCAGTCGTGGTAAATACGTTGCCTGACCCGCCAGCAACAGTGTCCCCAATCCACGGGATCATATAGGCAGCACTCACTGCGCTTGTAAGTGTTTTACCCCCGAACGATGTATTGAAAGTACTCCCACCACTTACGACCAACGTAGTTCCAACCGTAGCCGCTCCGGTCACCGCCAAGGCACCACCAACAGCAAAGTTCCCTACTACTTGGTTCGCTGCTTCAACGATGTCTGTACCGTTGGAGGTAAGGATGACTTTCTTGCCGTTGGGTACAAGAACTCCGGTCTGACCAGAGACTTTAACGGTGACGGCAAAGCCACCCGAAGTGTTGTTGAAGATGAAGTACAGCTTCTTGTTGGCAGGGACGATCAGGCTGGTCGTGGAAAACGTCAAAGCACC